AAGTTCCGTACATCGGGGACTGGAAGTTTCCATTACGAGAAATATCGCCTCCGCCGAACCCAGGAACTGTTTCTCCGAACATTTCAACGAAATCTGAGTAAGATTGGACCGTTACCGGCTGCATTGCCAACCCTCTGGTGGCGCGGCCGATTACGACAGGGCCAATGGCTTCTGCTGATTTGGGGATAAAAGAGTTATCAATTTCATTGATAAACACCCCAGGAGACACAAATTTGAAACTTTTAACCGCCATGCTATATTCCTCTCGTTAAATAATACGTAATTGATAGTGCAATCGTTAATTAAATAGTATTTTCAAACTCAAAAGGAGTTCCTGACTTAAAGAAAAAAACTGTCGTTGCCTTCAGGAACTGCTTCTTCGCCGGGAAATGATATTTCTACAACGTTTTCGTGTATTTGAACCAAGGGCCGATCATCACTTTCGCCTTCGCCAATGAGGTACCCCAATACTTTGATTGTAATCTCGGATGTATACATTCTCATGTCTTCTCCAAGGTCGTTGACGTTATTGGAATGGGTGAAGCTCTGGTCGATAAACCCTTCATATAAATGACCATTTCTTGTCATCGTAAAAGCGTTAATCTGGCCCGTTCTGCCAATAAATGGCGCCAACATGGTGTTCATCTGTTGCTGGTACTCACACTTTAAAGTAATCTTATAGTCAAGGTTAACATATACCGGGATGGGGATGGAAAGGCTCTTGATAACTACTTTTTTGTTAATTCTCGGATAATAAAGTTGTTTTTTCGCCCCCGCGAGGTCACCTCTTGTTCCTGAAGCAGCTGCAAAATTCCTAGTTTTGTCCTGAACAATCTTTTTGGCAATAACCATTCGACCGCTCCTGCCGTTTTTCTTGTCAGAGTACAAGTGCGCCTGAAAAGAGCCCTTTCTGGCAGGGTCTTTAGTTATGCCAGTGCGCTCAATGCTGATTATTGGCAGTTTTAAGGCATCCCCGTCATCTCTCAGGTCTTCTTTGAACTTAACCTGATAAGCCCTCTCCGGTACCTGCCAAAGAACGGGAATTTTTATAAATCCTTCATTGGTTGTCGTACTTATTGTCAAGTCTTCTTTTAGCCAAGAAGTAATTGCGTAGTCTATATTTTCGATAGTAGACGCCAGCATGCCAATCTCTTTTAACGTGGCAGTGTCTTTATCTACTGGTAGCATCGCGAAATCAAAGTTATCAGGTAGCATCAAATAGTCCCTTCCTTGCTCTCTTACATGTTGCAGAAATTTCGAAAAGATGGTTAACCTGGCCAAATAGCTGCTTGGAGTAAGATAGTTTTACGATTTCATAAAAGAAATCTCCATATAAGACAAAATCGCCTTCGCGAATGTACATGTTTTGGTCCTCTTCCAGCCTTTTCTTGTGGAAATGAACATTAATTTCCCAAGATTTGTCGACCCCTACGCCGGCCATGTAATCGGTTTCATAGCTTGTAAATTCAACCAACGCATATATCCTAACGGGGGGCAAGAAAGTTTTCTTTATAGCCTCTCCGTATAATTCGTGAAAATTCGTTCTTTCTAAATCGATGGGATAATAAAGGATCTGTTGGCCAATGACTTTTTCTATTAATTCGTCATTTACCTGCTTAACAAGGTCTCTTTCTTTTTTACCTAGAAAGAGCGGCGGGGGTGGCGCTACTGGTTTCTTCCACTTGTCTGACATTCTTGTTTACCCCACAAAGATCGGCAACGGAGAGGCCTTTAAGGTCGTTGCGGCGGCTTCTGTCTTTTCAGCGTCTCTCTTAACTAATTCAGTGTATTCCATCTCCTTGAGCATTTCTGTCAAGCTATCTCTTAGCTGGGTTTGTTCTTCTTTGGCTTGACCCAACAACTCGGAATGGTTGAGGGTCACGCTATCGCCCGGAATTGGCAAAGTTGTAAATTTTCCTCTGATCTGTCCCAGCATTTCCTTACACAGTGCCAAGCAGTACTTACGTATCCACTGCTTGCCGATGGAGTTAATGTTCTCATACGGAATATTATCAAACGGAAGCGTATTGACGTTATTAATGCCATCTACGCCAGCTTCATAATTTGCATCATCGTCCCATGCGTTTGAGTCGACATAAAACCTGACCCATATTCGATCTAGCTCTCCAAAGTCCCAATAACTAGGGTCCGGGTATAGCCTTAATTTGTTGTTTATAATCTCGTAGGAATAGTGCGAGGTTCTCGTGTAAAGGGAGTCCTCATACATTATAGCCTGCAACTTATTTTGCCACGTAGGAATGATTTCAAACGTAGAGTCGTCGGCAAACTGTCCGTAAGTGGAATAGTTTCCAACTACGCCAATTCCGCCATAATAACCGTAAAAGCGCCACATAATGCGTGGGGATTTGTAAAACACTTGTGTCACGATGACGCGTTTGCCTTCAACCTTCCCTTCAAAGGGAACGGCGCCACCAACATCATTTTTGCCTGTTGCGGCAGAACTAGAAATTATGTTTTGAAGATCATAATCTTGTTGACTGGAGGTTGGAGTGAACGAAGCAGAATATTGTGCGACAGTGCCTCCAAAACCAGCCGCAGACGCTACCCCATCACCAATGCGGCGGGCATATTCGAATTGAAATCTTGGGTACTTGAGGGCTACCTTGTCACCGCCCAAGCTTGATGATAATGCGCAAGATTCTATCTCTCCTCGATGGTCGAACGTTCCCGTGGCATCGCCCAGAACATCTGCTAATACATTTTTACTTTGATGGAGGTTAACAATGTAAGAATACTCTAAAACAGCTTCCTCGTAAGCGGCATAAACATTCGCCGGCGTCAATTCGATATCAACTACATCACCTCCAAGTTTTTTATACACATAGGCAACCTGTACCTTGGCACCGGTTAAAAACTCTAATGAACCGGTGTACATTCCAAACGGAACAGCGTCCGAAACCGCCGTAACAGAGCCCGTTTTGGTCAAAATCACAGTGCTGGTTTGTGACGTAGGAATAAGGCTAGCTGGCATCTATAATATTCTCCTCGCAGTAATTAGTAAGTTATAAAACAAAACCCCCGGCTAGCGGGGGTTCTTTATCGAGAAGAACTTATTTTATGTTGTCGCGTCCTTGACGACTGTCTTTTTTGTTCTCCGACGCTTTGTGGGCGCTTTTTTTGCTTGTTTGCGCTTTGGAGCGGCTTTTGGCGCTTTTTTGACAACCTCCTCTTGTAAAACAACTTCTGGTTCTGGTGGCACTGGCGGCATCACGACTTCTGGCTCTGGTGACGCTGCCACTATCACGACTTCTGGTTTTGTTGTTATTGCCATCACGACTTCTTCAACTACTTCCTCCTGGCGATTCAAATATTGCGCACGAGGATGAGTAGCATATTTTGCGCTAAACTTTGCTTTGGCTGAATTCAGCCGTCTTTTCTTTCCCATGGGGAACTCCTTTGTAACATAGTAATTAGTTTCTATTTTGCAAAAACGAAAATCTCAAAAAATTGGCGTCGAAAAAATTCAGCAGATCTGCATTCTAAATTAAATATCCGGATTTACGCCAAAATAACAGTTACAAATGTATTTGTCATTAGATATTGGGCGCATACCTTTGTGCATGTGGGTGAAGTACGGAGGAAAGATAACCATCTTACCCTTTTCGGGTTTTACTTTTATGTTTTGGTGAAAGAATGCTGTCTCTCCTCCCTCCTCTACATCATTTAGATAAATCATAGCCGCCATTAGTCTTCTAGCTTGAACCGGTAGAAGTCCCCAGTCTTGGTGCCATGCATGAAAACCTTGATGGGGCGCCCTATAAACTTTTAACTTAGGAGCCTGCAAAAGTATGAAAGTGGCCATGCCCTCTTTCTCGCTCACATAGTTCTTTCTCCCATCAGAATTTACTATGTAATTATTAACATAACCTATAACGGGCTCGTATAGATATAAATAAAGCTCTCTAAAGACTTCGATGTCCACACCTTCGATCCCTATATCGGGAATCAGATCTAAATCAAAACTGTCCTTCTTATGTACATTAAGTTTATTTTTGCCTGACACGCCTTTGTGTGTTCTGCCAATCTTAACGTTTTCTTCCAGTATGTTGATTAGTTTATCACAAAAGTCATCAGGAAATTGATTTTTGTATTCTCTTATAAAATTGTCACTTACCTGATTCTTCTTTTCATTTCCCACTATTTCTCCAATGGTTATAATAAGTAGTTTTGTATAAAAAACAAAGCCCCCAACCAATTGGAAGGGGACTTAATAGGCTTAATTTTTAATTATCAGCCGGTAGCTGTAATTCCACCGTTTGCGCCTGAAAACGATCTCGCAAACCACGTTGTTCCATCAGTAGAGACAATCTCGACCTGATCGCCAAGTACACTTGTGCCTCCAACAAAAGTAATTTTGTCGGCCGCGCTCATGTTGGTTGGCGAAGCGTCAACGAGGACGCCCTCAATGGTGTCAGTCGTTGCTGCGACAATACTAACATCCTGACTGCCATGCACATCAGCCATAAGAAAGGTGGCGTGCCAACCAACTGTAGCATTTGCTGGCAGCGTAATATCAAACGCGGCGCCGTCTGCATCAATTGTGAACGCCTTTCCAGAATCTCCCTCTGTCAGCGTCCTGGCTGCAGTGACATTTTCTATAATACGCTTAGCACCACCAAGCGATGTACCAGCACCAAGCTTGATCTCTCTCTTTAAATTCTCTAATAATGCTTCGACTCTCGCGAGTCCTAATCTTTTCGATCCCATAGTTAAAAACCCTCCTTTTATAATCATGTCCCTGTATTGGTTTGTTTCAGCAATACTAGGTGGCAGCTCAAAGGCTACCCAGTAACTTTGGTGTGAACTATTCGTTCACCTGTAAATAGTGCCAGACAAACGAAAGCCCCCGTCTTTTGACAGAGGCTTTCGTTTATTTATAAAGAAAGAACTTAAGTGGTCACATAGCGAACAATTACCGCAGAAGACGGGCCCGTCGTATTGGATTCTGCTTTTTCTGCCACACACCAGTGACTGAATCCAGTACTAAAAGTAATTCCCTCTGGAAATACATAACTTCGCTTGGCACTACCGGGACAAAAAAGGCAAAGATCAGCGGCAGTTGTGCCCGCTGTAGCATTCGTAGAATTTGCCATTTTAAGATAGGAGATTGCTCCATTATTTGTATTATCAATTTCTACCATGTAAAGAACACCAGATGCTCCGGTAGTATTGTCAACCGCGGTACCGCCGGCGGTAGTGTCCTGAACAAGTTTAGAACCAAGAGGACTGGTTTGATTGGTGACTGTGACGGCCATAATTTATAACTCTCCTTTTCTTTATTATAAATAGTCTCAGACAAACGAAAGCCCCCGTCAAAAGACGGAGGCTTTACATTTATTTGACTACGCTATTTCTAGCTAGTAGCGCCTGCTTCTCCTAGGAGACCACGCACGATAACCAGACCGTACATATCAGGTCGAACCATCTTCTTGGCATAACGAGTCATCACGCCCTTACGTGGCACGAAGTCCTCGGGTCCGAAGATAGTGGGAGTAGTCTGTAGCGGCACATAAGGTGCGTATACATATCCACTCTCAAGGAAGGAGCTTCCACGACGACCGACAAGAATCAAGGAACGCGGGAAGTATGGGTCAACTAAGACGTCAAATTTCTTTGACAGTGAACCAACCTTCACAGCGCCGATGGAACCAGTCTCATCGTCAGCGGTAACGCTCGCGCGGAAACCAGCGGTGAACTCAAGGATGTTAGCAACCTCGGGGCCAACGACCACGAAGTTAGCGCCACCACGCAGAGTCTTACGATGGATCTGTGCTGACACATCGTTGATGGTTTCGGCTAGAGTCTCATACCACTCAGACACGGTACCGGTGAAGTCAGGAGCAGCCGAAGATGCACCAATTTCTAGACCAGTTACACGGTTCACGAATAAACCGGGAGCGCGTGACCAGTAGTAAGTACCCGCACTAGCACCCTGAACAAGATCCTCAAGAATCTCACGGTCAATCTCTAGAGCAATCTGCTCAGAGAGGATGCTGGTAAGCTCGACCTCAGCGTCAAGGTTGTGATAGGCGTTTAGATCCTGTCCCAACTCTGGCGTCCACTTAGCCTTGAGCTTCTTGGTGATAGCGGTCACAGCCACGGAATCGACTTTGATATCGATCTCGGGAATGCGCTCGTTATTCTCCAAGCCCCACTCAGTCGTACCAATAACAGAACCAAGAGCAGCGCTCGTAGTAAAGTTATCATCGATTGGGTAGGAAATAGTAATGTTCTTACTTCCTGTAACAGCACTTAGAAGTCCGTGGCCAGAAGGCTCGTTCTTGGACTCCAACGGCACAGAACCACTATAGTTTCTGAACACCATGGTGAACTTGTAACTAGAGCTGCTCGGATCGTCAGACGCAGAACCAGAGGATACTCTAGTTAGGCGACGAACCAACTTGGCGGCCGAAAGACCAGCCGAAATTGAACCATCAATACTATCAACAGTTAGCGCAACCAAGTCCTGAACGTTTAGCTGCTCACGGTTACCCGTGGATGAACCAGTAGTCTCCCAAACAGCGACTGCCGAACCAGAAAGATCTGGATCATATAGCGTTAAGCTGTCAAGGGTCGCCTGGTTCGCGGTAGTCAAGGGATTGGCGCCCTCGCCGCCGACTGCTCCAGCAGTACCAGAAGCAATAAGAACCCAACCCAAGTTAGCTTGTGCGGGGGCCAAAGCGTCTGAACCAGTTGGAGAA